TACAACTTCAACCTTCCGTGACACCCGCTGCTAAAGCTCTGTTCGAGCACTACTTCTGGCCTTGCGCCTGGGGTAGAGCGTGGATGTCGGATACTAACGGGTCCGCAATTAATGATAGTTTGCGGGGAAACCGTTTCGTCTCAGTCGACAAGGACGCCACGATCAAACGTGGTATCGCTATCGAAGGGGGCGGGATGGTGTATCTGCAGCTAGCCGCCGGAGGAGTGATCCGCCAGAGGCTTGCGCGTATTGGGATTGACCTTGAATCAGGTCAGGGTTTGCATCAGCAGCTAGCTATGCAGGCCTCCTTAACTGGTAACCATGCGACAATTGACCTTAAATCAGCAAGTGATACCGTCTGCCGAAACTTAGTGAAGCTCGCTTTGCAAAAGTCAGGTGATTGGTACGACCTCCTTGAATCTCTCCGGTCCCCCGCCACCCGCCTCAACGGCAAGTGGGTAAGACTTGAGAAGTTCAGTTCTATGGGTAACGGGTTCACTTTCGAGCTCGAAACTCTCATCTTCGCAGCGGTCATCACTGCTGTCGGAGGTGGGCTCATAGGTCACGAATCGTACGTCTACGGGGATGACATCATTGTCCCCTCAGAACATGCGAGTAACGTGATTTCCGCTCTAAGATTCCTTGGTTTCACGACCAATGAGCGGAAGACATTCACCACATCAGCGTTCCGAGAGTCATGCGGCGGGGACTACTTCATGGGGGTTGATGTTCGACCCTATTATATGAAGGAGTTTCCCAATGAACCTAGTGACTGGATTGCTGTGGCTAACGGTCTTTATCGCAGGTGGCCTTTCAGCCATATGCGTACCGATCGGGTTTACCGAGCTAGATTCTTCAGCATCGGTAGATTGCCTAGTGGTATCCGCAGTTGTCGAGGTCCTGCGGAACTGGGTGACTTGGTGATATGCAGCCCCGAGCATCAATGGAGCTACGTAACACGGTCTAGCCGGCGCTTCTTTCGAGTATGGCGTCCTGTTGCAAAACGGATACCACTCAAGAGGTTCAGTGCTGGCACCCAGCTAGCTGTCATGCTTTACGCTGTGCGTAATCCTTCCGGGATTCTCCAATTCCCGAAGAGGTTGCACCGAGTCGGCCTTGCAATCTGGGCCGACAACACGGAAGAGTTGCGTGAGCACCGCTCACCCGTCTCAACCGGTTTGGTTCCCCGTAGAGCAATCGCGGGGTATCGATTTGGTCGTGTAAGCTATAGCTAAC